GAATGTTCGTCGGTTTCTCTCTTGGTCCATCCGAACTTGATGGCACAGAAGGAGTAGACTCCGATTGTGGCTCGTTCTCCTCCGGTGAGCCTATGAAGCTCGTCATCCAATCCCCTAAAAAATTAACCAACGGATAGTCTTGTATAATGTGATCTAATACGTCATTTATTACTTTGTTAGGTACGCCATTAATTGCTGCCTCTTGTTTGAATGAAAAGGGTGCCTTTCTTAAAGTCTTTAATAGAATTAGTTTACGGAAATTTCCTAGTTTTACTTTAGGTTTTTGAATATCTGATAGATCTAATGATTGATTGATAATAGCTTCTGTGTCCCCGAATGAAAGACAAGTTTCATACTCTATAGTTTCTTTATTACCGTTATAATCTATCTCAAAAGACTTTATTGTCATGATGTATATTACATAAAGATATATATAAGTGTTATCTAAGATTTTGCTGGAGGTGTACTAACTTCATTAACTGCTGCAACTGTACAGTCTCTTGCTTGGAAGTTAATGTCTTCGTATATTGGTTCATTTGGCTCGATAGATACATTGAGATCGTCTAATGCAATACCGCTAATAGAGAATATTATTGTTCTTGAATCATTACCTGCTGCACCGTTGTCAAATGTTAATTTTAATGTTACTTCTTCTACTGCTAATGTCTCTGCTCCAGCATCTGTGTTAGACAAAGTATCTTTCTGTTGTGCATATAGTTTTCGTAATTGATTTGAATTAATATGAGAAGCCTTGAAACTTCCAGTTATTTCTGTAAGTCTTCTAATTGCAGAATTTGCTGTACTATCACCAACACCAAATATATGATCTGCATTTTGTGTGATTGTTAGATTAATATCCTGTACTTCTGCTATTGTTGTACAATTTGGAAATTCTAATTTACCGTGAGCGAAAGTAAATGGAATAGCCTCACAAACAGTTAATGCTGCTGGTGAAGCATCTAATGCAGTACCTAATGTTTCATTTTTATAGTTTGTATCTAATGTAACTTTTGCCAATTCTCCTACAGATGTGCTGATAGATGCACTGTTAACAATACCACCAACTACAGTTCTTACGACATCTGTACTACTTTGATCAATTCCGATTTCTGCACTGAATGAGCATATTGCTTCAGAACATGTGCTTAAATCCCAATTATGTGTATATGGACCTGATCCTGAACTTGGAGTTTGTTTAAATCCTATTATTCCCAAGAACCATGGACTTGATAATATGAAATCCAATGAAAGTGATCCTCTGGTCTGACCATAGGCGAATGTTTTAACTTTTACATCGTTTAATTGTGTTAATGGAATTTTATTTTGAGTAAATGACCAGCCGGTAATTTTTTGTTCGAAACCGAAAGTACTGCCAGTTGCTATACATGCTGCTTCAGTACCAAATACTAATTCTTTACGCCATTGAATATATGCATATGCACCAGTTCGTACTGTCATGATATATTACATTAGCATTAATTTGTATATAAAGATTTATACGAAGGTATGACTCTCAACATCACTGTATTTTAGGTCAATTAGGTGCCTATACATGTTCCTGTAGTCCTGATTTCTGGTTTCTGACTTGTTTATACTGACTTGCAGTAAACCTGCTGAACTTCTTCTTATTATATTCTTTATGATACGGCTGACCTCTTTGACTATTTGATTTTGTCTAGTGATTCCCCCTGATTTATATGATCTAATATCTATTTTTATTAATAAATCATGCCAATATGCAGCTCCATATAGATCGAATGGTTTAATGGGCTCTGATAACGGCTCTATCATTATTCTTTCTGTAGAGTCCCCGTCGAAACCAACTACCTTTTTATCCCAAACAAAGTCTATTGTTGGCTTAGTTCCACCTGCACATGTTGCATCCCATTGTGCACATAGTGCAGTTTTAAGGTCGTCTATGGCGTCATATGTAATTATGGTCATTCTATACCACTCCCTGATGCACCTGCCTGATGGGTGAAATCTGCCAAGTATCTGTCAACCCAATAATGTGAATCTATACCATCTTGATGTATTTTCTTTCTTATACCTGCGGCTGCTTTTCTCTGGTCTCTTTTATTTGTAATTCCTGAATGTTTTACAACCCATTCCAATATCTTGTTGAATGGTGGCGGAGAACTCCATGTCCAGTCTCCTCCTGTATCTGATGCTGCTACGGCCCATTCCTCACTGCCTACAATTTTTGCAGTTTCATCAAACACTATACTTTTCTTTTTATTACTGCATGAATAGTAATATGATGGTAATTGTTCAAATTCCCATTTCATATCGTCTCTTACTCTATTTCCTATATCGTGATTCAGGTTTCTTTTTAACTGGCCTAATGATCTAGAGTTTGCTTTAAATAACCCGGTCAAGGTAATACAAACACCTCTTCACGATCACGGATGATTTTGTCTGTATCTTCTTGCCATTTAGACATTGCTTCTTCTTTTTTAATAGCACCGCCAAATTCAAGGTCATCCATTTTGATTGAGGATCTGATTAAGTCTATACATGTTAGTTTAACTGTAGCATCTTGTATATCTAATGGTACTGATGAATCACCATATCTGTATGTTACTCTTACTCTGTTTTGTCTTAATATTGAGAATATAAATCCTCTTAAATAGAGCTCCCCTTTTATATATTCAATATCATATGATCCTGGTGTACATACGTAATCTGACCATGTTCCATTTGACCCATTCCATATTTCTATCTTGTCTCCTTGAGCTGTATCTAAACATGTATCTGCACCTGATTTATATTTTATATTTCTATGTTTTAATGATATAAATGTACCCCATCCAAAAGTATAAAGTAATGGTAAACTGAATATTTCTGTTGTTGATATTGTTCTCCATGCATGGCCTGTCCTACGGTCTATTTTATCCTCTGCTCTTTTGATCAATTTCTCTACCTGTGCTACACTAGGACTACTAGAACATGTGATTGATATTCTGAGAAAATCTGCTACATCAGCAGTTGTTGCATAACATGTTGCCATGATATATAAGTGATTTTGTATAATTTAAAGATTCCTAGACTTCAGCCCAGGTATTATTGTATATAATGTATTCTTTATTAGTGTCAGTTTCATAGAAAATCACACCCTCACTTATTTTTAAATTAGATTCAGCAGCAGGTGTCAAGTCAGAGCCTAATACTGATAAGTTTGAACCAGATGCTAAATCTCCTGAACCTGTATTATCAAAACTAATAATATCATCAACGGCACTTGTTTGAACGTGTTTAGCTACGGATTCAGCTCTATCTGGAGCTGTTCCTGCACCATCTGCACTTGCATTGACATGATGTGAAATTAATAATTTTTCTTCTCCTGCAAGATTAAAAATATAACCAACACCAAATTCAGGTGTGGTAGCTCCACTTTTAGCTGCATTTACAATATTTGCTCTTGATGAAAAATTAGATTTTCCACCACCGTTAGAGGATTTACCATTTGCATAATTGCTTCCTGTGTCTTTTGTTCCACCACTACCCAATGTCATATACTCTGTAAGTTCTCCTCCTGTTGGCAATCCATGATACAAATATTGTAAACTTGTGTTAGAAGATAATTCTGGTGTTGTAAGTGCATCTCCTGAACTACTCAAGGTTGTTGAACCTGCTTTACCCCATGCCATCAGTCGCTACCCCACACTATTAATCTAGCTCCAGATCGTATATTTCCTGAATTTGTAAAGCAATCTATTTCTGTTATCTGTGATGATGTATTTGCCCACTTTCCTACACATTCATTACTTGTAGGTGGATTAGAAGCACCTGCTGTTTCTTCCTCTACGCCATGTGCTATGAGTAACTTTTCAACTGCTGAATTGTTAACGATAAAGAAGTTTGCAAACCTTCCTTGATCTGCTCCTGCATTTCTGTCAATTAATTTTATGCTACTGCCTGATGTTTGTGTTGTATCACTACCATAATTTATAGCGTGTCTATGTGAATAGTTAGAACTTGTGTCATTGTTGAATCTGACCAAAACATCATCAGAGTTTGAAGCATTTTGAAAATATACCTGAACCCATAGGTATTTCTTTGCAGTTATTGTTCCGCTTGAAATCTCAGAAGCATCTGAACCTAATGTAATATCTGCTAATGGTTCCCAAAAGTTATCAGTATGGGTATCATCTGGATCGTAGCCAAGTACGACTACTTCTGTTCCACTCGCATAATCTCCACCTGCACCATTAAACATATTAAACTCATCAATTACATCTGATGTGTTTGCCCATTTAGCCACACCAAAAATTCTTTCAGGACATGATGAAGCTGCTGAACCTGAACTAGAAGTTGAATGATGATGGACAAGTTTTTCGTTGGAAGCCACATTAGATATATATAATTGACTAAACTTGAATGAACCTTGATGTGGATTGGAAGAAAAATATGCTTCACATGTAAATGTTGAATCTGAACCACCATTAGTTGAGTATCTATTAGCATAATTGGAACCTGTATCTCCGTTTAATCTATATTTATTTTGAGCATTTCCTGAATTGATAATATTTGCCAAGACCATATAATATCTCTTATCAGGTAAACTTGTAATATCAACAGCATCTCCTGCTGAACCTAAAGTTGTTCTTCCAACTTCCTTCCAGCCACCTGAGATAGCAGATATGTAATTAAATCCACATGTAGTATTACGTTCTGTACTTGTTCCTCTTATACGGTTTCCTGCTAGCCATTCTACCATTTTAACTCAACCTTATTTCCACATACACAGTCTATAAAGATTGTTGGTGTTTCGCTTCTGTTAGTCATGGTATTACCACAGGTACAAGTGCCTTTCTTTAGTCTCATATAATTCCAACATGGCTCACAGTAATGGTATTGATATTTGATATATTGATCATATTCATAGGCCCCCAATTCTGCTGTCTTGCATTTGTCACAGGTATATGTTTCCCCACTGTTTAGATGGTCATAGTATTCTTGGCTCAATTTATGTCTCCAGAGTCCAAGTGATACTATCGGAAGTTACATTTGAAGCAGGTGCTGAATCGAATGTGGCAACAGGAACTAAAGCAGTTGGTAACCCATCATCTCCCCAAGCTCCAGAAGGACTTCCACCACTTGAATTATGTTTATTATAAATTGTAAATTCCCAACCTGTCGGTGTTGTACTAGGGTGTTTTTCTCCAAATGCTAGATAATTGCCTGAACCATCTGTTCCTGTATATTCAACATAAACTCTATCTCCGTTTGCTAATTCTACTGGTGATGGTAATGTAAATGTCACATCTTCATAAGCAGATGTTCCTATACCTGAAGCTGCAACCCCTGTACTTGTTCCTTTAATAGTTCCAGAACTATCCTCAACTTTCATAAAAACGTTAGATCCAAGTGTTCCAACTCTTTTTAAATTCCATTTACCTACCTTGATATATTTACCTGCGTGTGTAGAAGATACCAATTCCACACCTGCTCTTTCTGCTGAATATGCCTGTGCTGTGCCTGACAATATCTCATTAGTTGATTGTGTAGTTGTATATGTATAAACTGCTTCTGTTGTGACTTTATTTGTTCCCCAATATCTTCTTGCAGTATCTTTTTCTACAAACAAGGAATTGTCTTGGACATCAGTTGGTCGTTGTGTTTCTGTTACTACTGATGTTACACCGTCATAAATTTTCAATTCACTAAACTTTCCTGAATACCTATCATTTCCTGGTATCTGATTGGCATATTCAGAACCTAACATAACATATCGTAACCCTGTCGGACTACTACACATTGTTGTAGTTACAACATTTCCATCTAAGGCAGAAGCAGAATATGAATCATCTGTATAAAATGCTAAACTTGCAGTTGTTGAACTTGTTCGTTTCAATTCAACCCAATTAGTTTTTGCTGATGGTGTAAATCCTGAAACATGATTGCAAGGGTAATTAGTACCGTAACTACAATAATCCATTCCAGCGGTAACAGCATATCCACCTAAAGATGAATAATTAACTCCTGAGTTTTGACCATGATGTACTTTTATTATACCAATAGATGTTGCACCATTGACTTCTCTATCTGCAATACCAATTTCCAAACTTAAATGCTGTGCGTGATTACCTTGTGTAAAACCTGTTACTTCCTGTTTCCAACGCATTACCCATGTATTAGATAAAGTTGTTCCAATATCTATTGAAATTCTGTTATCAGTTTGATCACTTTGAGCATCAAAATCTATCCAACCACTTGAATTGTAACTGTATCTACCTGAATCAGTTGTTGTCCAACCCTTGTCAGTTGAGAAATCATCTTCAAATGTTACAGTTGATTTTCCTTCAGTTGATAATCCAGTAATTCGTTTACTGTCTTTGTATTCTATGGTCATGTTCCTACCTCCTTCCATTCATTAAGTATTGTTCCTGTAATAGTGATATCCGATACTGTTTTACCTGAGCCATCAGGTACACCCAAAACATAATATTCTCCACTAGCTGTTACTGTTGACTCATATACTTCAGTATATCCACTTCCTGTATCAGCGAAATATTTTACTAATCCATCTGAATCCATTGTTACTTTGTAAAGAGTATTGTTATCAGCTCCTGTAAATGATGATCCAGATTTCCCTGATCCTAATTCATATACTTCGTCATGGTAAATCATGTAATCCCCATTGGCAAAAGTATTTCCACTAGTCCAATAAGGATCTTTGGAAAATCCAAACATACCATAATTCTTTGAATGTTTACCGATTACAGTTCCACCACCACGACTAGGGGATATTGTTTGAACAGAACGTGCAATAACTGTCCAGCCACCTGCTGTTGCTGTAAGTGTATTGCCACATATTGTTGCATTTTCTTTACTACTACATTGCCATTCAATGTCTTGATTTGTTACATCTGGATCAATGAAATCATATACCTTCCTGGTATCGGTTTCCTCAAATCTGCTTCCTGCTTGGACATTTGTTGGTTTGGTATCCCCACTTGCAGGTACTTCTGCTACTGGGGTTGTTCCTGTTGATGTAACATCATTATAAAACTGAATATCATCTACATAAGCACCTGGTTGATTTGTAGAAGCAGCTGGATAATTTGCAAGTTTAATATATCTTAACCCTGATACACCACTTGCAATTGTGACAGATTGTGTACCTAGCGATGTACTAAATGCATCTGAATATAACGTATATGTCAATGCTGTTGCACTTGTTCGTTTAATTTCTAACCAATAATCTGTACTATCTGAAAAATTATATACCAAAAGATTACCTGCTGTTGGCGGTAATGTTACACCATCAGCTTCAGCTTCGTAAAGTCCATTCCATGCTGTTGTTGAATACCCTGCTAAGAAACTAACACCTGCAAAGTCTTGTGCCGTACATTTTCCTGCTGTTTCATCTGAATCTGATAATCCGATAAAGCCCTCGTTATCTGCTCCATTAGTTGAACCCATATTAATTTTCATTCTTAACACCCATTTTGTATCTGACACCATTCCTTCTCCTAAATCATAAACAACGGTTTTATTCGTAGCACAACCATTCCACACTGTTTTTAATCTTGAATTTCCAGAATCATAATCCATATATGTTGAACAGCTTGTAGCCCAACCCTTGTCAGTTGAGAAATTATCACAAAGTGTTAAACCTGAACCTGCTTGTCTAGGTGTAATTGATATTCCTTGAATCCTTCTACCTGCGTGATATGTTATTGCCATTGGTCAATCATTCCACCTATGCAATCTGAACCTCTACTGCGGCTCCATTCTTATGAATCACTGTAAATACTCCTTCGTTATTAGCATCAATTTTTCTAATGTAAATTTCTCTTTCTCCTACTCCACTTGCTTCTGTTCCTACTACTACTCCTACATCTATACCTGTTCCTGATGTTCCAGTTCCTCTATATGACGTGCTGCTTTGATTAGTATATGCATGTGTTGCTGTTGCTCCACCGCCACCTGTTCCCCATACTAAACCTGTTGTAGTTGAGGAACATGCCTTTAGAACTTCTCCATCTGATCCAACTCCTAGTCTTGCATTTCCTGTATCAAACGTATAAACGTCTCCTTTAGTGGTTAGTGGGCTTGCATCTACAACTGCCCATGTATCATCTCCACGCAAGAATGTTGTTGCGTCCTTAGTTCCGGTTGCTGATAGATCAGTAGTTGCTACTACATTACCTGCTAAGTCTAATTTACAATATGCTATTGCTGCGGCTGCCTTGATACTTGCGTTTGCAATGTTAGTTATAGAGTTACCTGCGCCATCTTGATCAAAAGTCTTGTTAGTGAGAGTGTCTGTAGATGAAGCTGTGAAACTTGTATCTACAACTACCCATGTATCGTCACCTCTAAGGAATGTGGTTGCATCTTTTGTACCTGTTGCTGACAGACAAGTTGTTGCTACTATTGGTGTTACTAAATTACTGTTAATTGTTATCCAATGTGCTAATGTTGTTGGATCGTCTTGTTTTGCTATAATAGAGTCCCCGGCTTGTAATACTTCTGTAAAAAATGCTGTACCTCCTACGGATACGACATATTGATCACCTTTTTTGACACATGATGGTGAAGTATCTAAATTAGGTGAATTTGAATTTGCATTATAATCTCCTTTAAAAGTTACACTTCCAGCAACTGATGTTGATTTTGCTGTGTCTAGAGTTCCGCTGCCAGAGCCCGCGTCAGCCGAACCGACCATTAATTCTCACCGCGATGCCAAATATCTACGTTTGTTGTTGATGTTGTATGTTTAATCTGAACTATTACTCTTGTATAAGGATTTGATAATGTTTGTATTGATGGTGCTGCTGTAGTTGCTACAGAGCCTGTTGCTAATGTGACCCAGCCTTTGTCATCATCATTTGAACCTGCTGGATCTACTATTGATGATAACGGTTTTGCGTTTGCAAGAATCTGATAATCTAAATCTCCACCTGCATTGTTATGAATGATAAAAACTGATTCTCTAATTGATCTGCTGTCAATATCTAATGCTGTTACAAATGCTGCTGTAGTTGCTACTTCTTCATTTTCATTATATTGGCCTACTAGAGAGCCTCCGTCATTTGATACTTTCTCTCTTGGTGTATCTACTTGTGCCATGTTTAAATATGGTCAGAAACATATATAAGGTTTATCATAAAAAAAGGAAGTATAGGTCTTATTAGAACCCAACTACTCGAATTTTGATTGCTAATGAGTTAACAATAGCTGATGCGTTTGCCAATTCAGAAAAGGCCTCTGGGGTAGCATTAACACCTGCTGCATCGTCATTAATATATCCAAAAGCCTTGATCTTACCTGTGGCTGCTGCTCCGGCTGTTGCTGGAACGTATTCAAGTAGAAGTCCTTTGTCATTTGATATAATTGATGCTTCAATTATTGTACTAATTCTACCGCCCAATGAAAGGTCAACTGTCACGCCATTTGTTGCGTATGTGTCAGATCCTGCAAAAGTAACATCTACTACTGTTGTTTTTAGTTTTGATGTTAGTTCTGATTGGACTGAAAGAGTTTTCCCTGTTAGATTTTCCCAATCTGAATTCACTGCGACTGTATTTGCCATATATAAATGTAGTTTTGGTTATATATAAGGATATTGTAGAGGGCCCTGCTTGAGATAATAAGAATAAAAAAATTACCTAAAACGTTAGTTTTTCGGTATAGGGTTTTCGAGTGTGATAAGATAGTTCTATTAAAGTTTAATATCTCTAATCTTACCTTGAGCGATGAAACTTCTACATACGGTCTCACCCATAGTTCTGAATACACCTTTCTCAACAAATGCGTTGTTGATGAATGGATATCCTGGACTTCTACGGGTTGCTTCGTAATATTCTGTTGGGATAGAAACCATAATTCCTAATCTTGGGTAACCATATCCTTCTGCATCAGATGTATCTAATGCAAATAGTCTACCAACTTCGTCAGAGTCACAAGCATTGCTTGGAGCATCTTTGGTTGGAATGAATGGAACTCCATAGATAGAGTCTACATGTATACCTACACCAGTACCTTTGAATGTTTGGATACCGTTTACATCGACTTGAACTAATGCTTCACCGTATGGATTTGCAATACGGACTGAAGGCATGAATAAGCCTTGTATTTCGGAATAAACTTCGTGGGAACCGAGGAATACATTTGGATCTTTACCAGCTTTCTTGCGTATTGTTCGTAAGAAAGTTCTCAATGTATCATCAGTCATGATTCCATTAGTACCTAAAGTACCGGATGGAGATACGACTGTTGAGTCATATGTTGAGGAACTATCTCTGTCAATTACAGCGCCAGAACTTCCTTTCCAAGGATCGTAGTTGTCTGTTGAACAAGCTCCTTGTAAGTTTGCTTCTGCTTGGCTTGAGATGATTCTGTCTAAAGATTCCCAATTAAGTGAACCAGTGTGGACAGCACAAGCTGCGGCTGCTCCTTTTTCAACATCAGTTAATAACATTCTGTTTAACAATTCTTTGTGTTGAACTGCCATGAATAGTCTAAGTGAACCTAGACCACCCCAAATATCATCTTTACTGTGTGTTGCAAGCCATTCCATTACCTCTGAGGCACTGAATGGTAATTGAGCGGTTTTTGGTCTTACATCAATTTCTGCAAGTGTTGGTTTTATGGTGTCTGCGATAAGGCCACCTTCAGCTGTACCACCTAGGGCGGTATTGTTGTTCGTACCTGCGTCTGCAAGTGCGTCTGCTTTAGCTGTTATAACCCTCCAACCAGATTTATCCCAAGGATACTTTGGTAAAATACCAAATGCATTTGCTTCAAGGTTTAGTTGAGCCCATGCGTATGCCCCGAATACTGCGTTGAAAGTACCAGTTGTACTGGTTGTTACAGGTGCGTCTGCCTTTCTCAAAGAATTACGATTGTAACCATAGTAAAGTGCTTCTAGCTCATCAATTGTTTGTATTTTTACCATTGTGAGTCACCTTGTTCTGGACTACCGAATTCTCCTTTCAGAATACGTCTTCCGACTGCACCTAGATCATCATGTCCTGCTTGACGAGCTGCTTTGAGCACCTCATTTACTTGGATACCAGAAGATTTCTCTACGGTTTCAAGTGCAGCACCTGGTCTTGGTGTTTCTGTAGTGAAGGTTGCACTGTCTAAGCTTTTCTCTTGCATAGAGAGATTGTTTTTATCACTCTCTTTTGCGTTTTCCTCGTCGGAATCTTTGACACCGGCTTGGTTGGAATTGCTTTGATAATCATCTGGGACTTTGACTTTAGCACCAATATCTTCTTCTGCTGAAACCTTTGGTTTTAGCGGTAAGTCGGTTGGTTCTTCCATGGCTTTAATTCTGGAATCAAAAGTATCAACTTTTTTGCTAATACCTTGGATTTCGTCTTTAAGACCATTGATGTCGAATCCTTTGATGGTTTCAGTCAATGCTTGCAATGATGAGTCAAATGCAGATTTCTCTGTTTTTGATTCTTCTTTGCTT